CCTTTGATAGCCGCTTCGTGGGCTAGATCAGCTAGGGTTTCTAACCCTGATACATTATAGTTTGCCATTTTACTTCCTTTCGCCTTTTGGGCATAGTTAAAATATAGCGATTGTGTCGCTATACAATTATTTAGTTGTTATGGTAGTTTAGGTGCGCCTAATGCGTCTAATAAGCTGTCTACACCCGTATACCAATTTTCAGTAATGTTAATACCATAGAATACAATACCACGGGCAGTATCGCTAACTCCACCAAGTAATATAAAAAATAAAATTATCCAAACTATTATCCATGGACTAGTTTTATAATTATAAGACTCGTTAGAATCGATATCACTACGCTGATAATTACGTTGATATCTGTACCAACTATCTCGGTTTGGGTTACCGTGTCGGCCCCAATTTGTATCATCGTGTCTATAGCTCATGTAAAGATTATACATGAACTATAGGCAGTTGTCAATGATTATTTTTGTCTTTTGTAGAACACATGGTTACCAATTTTGGTAGCAACCTTGTGTGGCCAACGTGGGTTGACCTTTACTGAATCTTCATGGAACCACATGACGTCTTTGTCGATCTTGGCTACCTTTTGACCATCTAAGAAAACTCGCTTGGCGGCGATGTAGCTGGACTCAGATGGTTTGATAACCTTTGTTTTGTTAAGGTCACTGTCACAATACCATGAGAATTGGCATACCTTGGTATTGCTACCTACTACGGTAGATTGTGCTACTACCGCGCATAAGTCTCGAGGAAATAGTCCACTGCGGGCACGATTGACTGTGACCTGTGCTACTGCCATCTGTCCTGCCATTGGTTCACCGTTGGCTTCGTAAAATACATTACGAGCTAGGCAGGCCAATTGACGTTCTAAGACTTTGGTTTGCTGTTGCTGTGCTCGGGCTATCTTAAAACCAAAGGCACGATCTTGATTACCGCTGGCTACTGATGTTACTGTTAGTGCTAAAACTGCTGTGGACATTATTGTCCAGGTTAGTATTTTTTTGAGGCGTGAAATCCCGCTCATATCTTTCCCTCCTGTTAGTCTTGTCTTAAGGCTGATCTTCCTAAGATTTTATACCGGTCGCAGCGTCGCGATCGATATAATGTTGGCATGGTTTAGTTTTTAATGCTACTAAATCATAGTCTTCAAATGGAGCACGGTTAACTCCTGTGCTTGATGTGTGTCTGTGACACTGTTCTCTCATTGTGCAATATCTCCCTGCGCAATAGTATCTTGATTCGGTTTCTATATTACTCATTCTGAATCCTCCGAACGTAGTAATATGTAGCCATATGGATATGGACTTTTATGCGTATATTACTCGGATTTAGTATTGATAACTACTCTAATCCCAAAATTGACGGGTTCCTGCGTAGATAATCCATGCGGAAATAATTCCATATGTCATACAACTCATCACTGTTATATTTGTTAGTCAAGACTTTTAAGTCTGACAGATACTTGATGTCATTGGCATAGGGTCTATATTTTTCTGGCAATGTTTCATTGGTATAGACATATGGACAAACACGATAATCATTGAGATCTAAAAATGTAGGGATCAACCGTTCAATGAGGAAAGTAAACATAGGCAATGAATTGTCATGTGCATACTTGCTTAATCCCTCTCCAAACACTTGATGTTTAAAGTTTGTATCCTTATCAGCCTCTGTGAATAACTGGCGACTAAATGCCATAAAATCACGCCAAAACCTCTGATTTCCCACCACATAATTAGCAAAAATCGTACGATTTCTATCCAATAATGTTGCCAACACATCTACGTCATCGTAGCCTAATTTAGCAAAAAATGCGTTACCTATCTGGCTAATACCCGGATGGTGGACGTCACCTTGTTCCCAATTATTTGTAAACAATGCTTCGTTAACGATGCAAGGATTAAACAAGTAAACATCATAGCCAGGATTATCGTTGATATGAGCAAATGCCTGTTCTGCTGAGAGGTTAGTTTTTTCTTTGAACTTCCAACTGACAAATCCCCAAAGATCTAAATCTTCAGCTAGGATCGTTTCATGCTCACGATTCCATACGTCCCACTCGCGTAATTCTGGACGAGGGTTGGCTGTGTTATCCAATGGCGTGAATAAAGGATCACATTGTGATTTTAATTCTGGCTTAAAGTATATTTGAAAGATTTTCGTGTTTGTTGACATAGTATTCAGTCTCTTCTTTTAAATTTCTTGAGCGTGGAATAAACTCACGGTCTAGTCTCCACTCAAGTGTTTCTTTGTTAGTGATATGATGGAATCCCCAATTACGTTGGCGATCAATTAATGGTATCTGCGTTTGTATCTGTAGTTTACGTGCTAGAGTTTGCTCGTCAAATGGGCACCACCCGTAGTAAAATATCACAAGTTCTCGAGTATTGTATTCTTCATAATGTCGACCCGGGATAGGATATTGGACTGGCATATTGTGTAGACTGCGGGCGCGGCGTTCACGGAAATTGCTAGTTTCTCTTGCTGTAGTATAACTGCCCCAGAAATCAAATCCATCGGTCTTTTGTTTATACAACGGAATACTCGTATCTACTGCACGCTGTCTATCACAGTCAACATAGAACATACTCGGTAATAATAACTGTTGATTAGTGATATCATTCATTAAACTATAATCACCGATCATCAACTCGGTTACATTTAAGCAGATCTTCCAACCATCGATCGACCTCTCAATGTCCATGACCTCATAGTCGATTGTGTCTGCTTGGAAGTTAGGATTCCGACTAGTAATAATATCCCAAGTTGGACATATCTCTCGAATGATCTCAACACTGCGATCTGTACTGTGATAGTCAATCATCACCCCATGATCAAATATCTGCTTGTGATGGTTAAGGAACCATGGCAGCATATATTCTTCATTATAGAAATGGCATAGTACGGTTTTCTTCATCCAATCACCCTTGGCTCAGCTTGTATTAATTTATAGTCGGTTGCTGGTATTTCAACCACTGTACCTTCATAAGTTACAGCAAGTTCTGTTACATTTTGTATGGGATCATCGATAACCGCAGTACTATTTTCATCTGGGTACTGATAAGAACATATATGTTTTATCTTTTCAGTGAGATCTACAGACTTGGGTCTATGTCTATTTTGTATCTCGTGAACGAATTGACCGTAATTTCTATGATGATGACCAGATTTATATTTGTCCGCTACTTTAGATTTAATTTGTTCTTTTCTTTTTATACCCGCTTCACTGAGATCGGCATGTCCGTAATAGAATATGGCCAGATCATCAAACATATGAACAGTATCCGGATAATGCCGGCCGTCATCAAAATATGGTATGGTAAAATTATGTATAGCTCTGTTTAACCTGTTCGGAGACATCCGACCAAAGTCTGGCTCTTTGTTCGGGTAATCAGGAGCAAAATATCCCCAATAGCGTTGTTTATGTAAGGGTTTATCATGCAATAAATGTATCGGTCCTTTGGCAGGATCTTCCATGTCCACAAATACATAATTTGCTAATATATATTGGAATTTATTGCCAGGCTTGCTGACTAAATGATCAGTATTGCCATATAAAAACTCAGTTACATTCAGACATATTCTCCAATCAGTTAACGTGGCTTCTATATCCATTACTTCTGCGTCAATATCCTTTGGAGTAAAATACTCATTACGACTAGGACGTATTTGCCATGTAGGACAGATCTCTTTAATAATCTCACAGCTACGATCAGTTGAATGATAGTTGATCATTATGCCATGATCAAATATCTTTTTATGATGATCAAGCCACCAAGGTAGCAGATGTTCTTCATTGAAGAAGTGGCAGACTACTGTTTTCATACGTCTATTTATTTGGCCTAAAATACGCTACTGATACTACCGCCTCTATTAGGCATAGAAAATGTTGGAGCTGGTGCTTCTGGTACAGGTTCTGTATTTTTAAATCTATGTTCTATTTTGTCAGCATCAAGTTCTTTATTTTTTACCCAATATACTGAACTATTGTCAATAGTAACATACTCGCTGTCAATACCATGAAACTCTCTGTAGTCAGTTAATGCACGACGGCAGTTAGGTAAACCGTAGTCGTCAACAATAACATATCCGCCCATTGATAATTTAGGATATAAGTTTTCCAATGCCACGATTGTTGATTCATACATATCACCATCAAGTCTGAGGATAGCTAATTTTTTTACTTCAAGCGTTGGTAGTGTGTCACTGAACCAACCTTTGACAAATTTAACTTGGTCTGTGAGTAGATCATATCCGGCAAAGTTTTCTTGTACTTGTTCAAGACTGACTGCTAGAAATGGTGCGGTGTGGTGGGTGTCACCGCGATCCACTGGATACTCATGATCTTTGGGTGGGGGCAATCCTTGGAAACTATCACATACATAAACATTGCGATCAGTGATGCCGTAAGCACGTAAAATAGCGTTCATGAATATGCATGAACCGCCTCGCCATACTCCAGTTTCGATAAAGTCTCCAGGGATATTTTTATTGATCACCTCTTCAGCGAGAGCTTGGATATTTAATAATCTTTTGTTACCAGCCATCGAGTGTGCCAGTACTGGCCAATCTTCGCCAAGTTCTCTAGCAGTCGGATTAAATGCGATTTGTTGTCCTTTACCGGAATCAAATGATGGATCTCTATAAGTAAATCCAAGTATTGTTTTTCTTACTATGTCTAAATACATCTGTCTTAAATTTTGTTCCATGATTTGTCCTTAGTTTACGCTGACTGTAGGGAAATATTTGATGAATACGTCACCTTCTTGATCGCGTTTAGTTTTAATTTTACTACTAATTTCTTTAAAGAAGTTCCATGCTAACGGAACAAATGCTACTTTGGTATCACCTAGTGAATCTAATGCATCGATCGCCACCACCGGAATGCTCATACCCGGACTATACAACTCTTGTTTCATTGGATTGTCATCAATGATCATATCTAGTTTGGTCTTACCAAAGTTTAATAAGGTGTTGCCTTTGGCCGCGGCACCATAGCCCACGAGTTTATAACCAAGTCCTCGATAATGATCCAGAGTAGAATTTAAATCGCCGATGATGGTATAGCAATGATCAGCATAGGAAAGATAGGTATTCATATCTTGGAGTCCTTGTTCACCCTCATGATCCAATTGAAGTTGTACGCTGGGTCTTGCACCTGGACGCTTAGCCATGACAAACAAATAACTATTACCATGTATAGGGGTTTTTTGTATGTCAATGATATGTAAGCCAGCACGTGCCGCAAGAGCCGTCATCGAACTGCTATTAAAGAAACTCAGATGTTCGTGATAGATAGTATCAAACTCATGGTTCTTGATCATATCAGCTTGGCTGGTTTGTATGAATAAACGACTTTTGTCATGCATGATCTCTTTACACTGTTTAAGGAATTCTAGTGGGTAGCTATTATGAGCAAATACATTTTGTGCTGTGATGATGTCTAGATTCTTGCTGCCATAATGATAGGCATATTTGTCTGTGAAATAATCACAGACCACGTCGTGGTTGGCTGAGCTCAACGGATGTAGATTTTCAGCCGGGTCAACACCATAGGTCTTTAGTCCCAGTGCTTTAAATGAATTTAGTTGGCTGCCATCGTTGCAGGCGATATCCAAAACTGTTTGTGGAGTTGTCTCAAAATATTCTAAGGTACGTTTAGCGAACCAATCAAAGTAGTCACGAAGTGTTTGACTAGTACCACTTACATATAGATAGTTCTTAAACAATAAGTCTGGATTAACTGCGTGACTTAATTGCAAGTGTGTGCAGTCTTCGCAGATGTTTAGTTTAAGTGGGAATGTTGGCTCCGCTTCCTCGGCAGTTTTCTTAAAACTATTAGCCAATGGCTGTTCATTTAAGTCTAGGACTAATTTTAATCGTTCACTGCCACAACACAGGCATTCTTTTAATTCTTTAGCGTCTTGCATCGTCTCGTTCCCAATTATAAATTATATATTTGTCTCTCCACTGTGGCAAACTTTCTCCATAGTGTTCTATCAATCCATTTAATATCGTATCTGGTGTTTCTTTAAATTCAAAATCGTATGTCTGTTCAAACAAAGTTGTATCTAATGCAAAGTCATAGGCATTGGCGGTATTGCCCTTGTCTACTATCTCAGCACCAAGTTTCCTACTAACAGCTTCGGCTATCTCACCAACTGTGGCATTGAAACTGCTTAGGTTGTAGATACCCGGCACCGGCTGTTCGACACAACGTTCTACCGCACGGCATAGGTCTTCTATACCTAACATGGCACGACTGATGTGACTATTACTTACTTGTATACCTCGGTCATTCTGCACACTGTGATACATACTGTTGATCATCACATCAACACGTAGATTAGCACTATATCCGTTGACTGTGCCAAATCTTAAACCTATTACACGCTTGCCTGTTAAGTTAGCGATCGTTGCCTGCTGATCTAAAGCATACTTAGTAACATCATAGTTGTTGACTGGAGTGAAATGTGTATTAGTTTCTTTGTGACGTTCGCCTGGTGCACTGTTACCATACACACTAGCACTGCTAGCATAGATGACCAATTGATCATCTAGTTTATCTAGTAAGTCTGTAAAGTTAGTGACGTTGTTTAACCACGGTCCTGGAAGTGCTCCATTACAGCTTGGCACACTGCTGTGTCCTGCAAGCACTATGACTGCTTCAACCTCTGCTAATTCTTTCCTTGTCAGCTTATGGTAATCTCTGCGGTCACTGGTTTCGTCATGGTTAAACCAACAGATGTCGTTGGTCTTAACAAAGTGTCGTTCCCTTAGGACTTCTCTGAGCCTAGTGCCAATATAACCCGCGCCACCTAGAATTAATATTTTTTTCATCAATCAATGATCATCATGCCATTAGGTGCAATGTTTCCTTGCAAGCCAACAATGTCCAATTCAACTAGTTTATCTTTGGGAATAAATTTAGCCATCGCATGTTCGTTATCGATATACTTGTTCTGATTAAATAATCCTACCATAGTTTCGATGATTTTATTATACATACCAATAGTATCAACTAATAGACTAGGGGTAAATGACCATAAGCGTGTTTGTAATAAGGTATTCACTCCAGTATCGGCTGGGTTAATCCAACTTGGTTGTGCTTTCTTAAACACGTACTTGTCTTTAGTAGTAGCATTATCAAATTGTTTAATATCAAACTTATCTGTGACTTGATAGCGACCACTGAGCTTAAAAATACGATCAGCATCTTTAACTTCGTTCATCATATCTTTGTCATTGCTGATATAAGTCAGAGCTTTCATGATACCCAATGCTTCCATGGCATTCTTACCAATGTCGTAGTTCTGTACATTTTCGTGGAAGTACTTAATATCGTCGTCATCACTGTTGTCAATGTAGTAGTCAACTAGGTCAATGAGTTCTTCAAATTCTGCACTGGTATCATTCTGTACATCAACTTTGCTGTTGTCTACTAGAACGATAACCGCACCAGGAATATATTTCTTAGCACTTTTAGCTGTATCTAAAGTCTGTTGAATACGTTGTGTAGGATCATAAATGCCATAGTTGGTATATACTGCCGATGTTAATAATACAATATTTTTCATATTAGTCCTTATTCGCAACGTAACCAACGGTCGTTCTTCAACGTCCATTCAACCACTTCACCGATACGTTCTGTTAAACTAACCTTAGGTTCCCAACCTAAACTGCGCATGTAGTCACCACTCAGAGCATAACGCAGGTCATGTCCTGGGCGTGAGCTATGGAAGTCAACCATTTCGTACTTCAATTCTTTTCCTTGCGCATCAGCGATAATCTGTGCTAGTTGTAAATTGTTAATTTCTTGTTTGCCTACTAGATTGAATTTAGGACATTTAGCTTCACCATAATCTGCTTCTAGTTTAGTATCATCTAATCCTAGCAAGAACATCATAGCATCAGCTACGTCTGCCGCATGGATATAGAAACGACTACCCGGAATAGTCCTAGTTGCGTCACTGTGGATGGTAATAGCATCGCCATCATTTACCTTACGGATACACATCGGAATAAACTTCTCTGGGTGCTGTCTTTGTCCGAATACGTTCATCGTATGTGTGATATAGATAGGCATCTTGTAGGTATTTTCAAATGCCACTGCTAGTTCTTCACCGCCAGCTTTAGTTGCTGAATATGGATTACTAGAATTGTAACGATCACGCTCAGCATAGTTAACACCATTAGGTGCTGGACCAAATACTTCGTCTGTTGAGAAGTATATAAAACGTTCTAGATTTTTTAGTTTACGACTAAACTCTAAGATATGACCTGTGCCTACTACGTTGTCCCAGACAAACTCCATCGGAAATTCAATACTGCGATCAACATGACTGCCAGCGGCCAAATGTAGGACATAGTTCACATCACCGATATCACGTGCTACCATTGGATTTAATTCAGCACGTAGATCATGGAATACGATCTTTACACGCTTACGTGTTTCTGTATCAAAATCAGCCATCATATCTGATAAGCGATTTAGATTGCCCGAGAAGTCTAGTCTGTCTAAGCTGACTACGTTCCAATCGGTATTTCTTAAAATATTTTCAATAACGTGGTGTGCGATAAAACCCGCACCGCCAGTCACTAAGACGGTTTTTGACATCGATATACTCCAGTTTTCGTTGAATTTACTGCTATTTTGTATTTATTTTAACAAAATGTGGCAGGAAAATTATGCTTCTGTTCGGTCTGCTACTGTGCGTGCTACCTTGGTTTCTACATATTCTTTGATAAACTTGATAGCTTTACGGCTAGTATCAAAAACATATTCACTGGTTTCATCTTCTTGTGTTAGGATCACTACGAATCCATTTGTTACTTTACGAATTTCAATTGAATCAAACATGTTTACTTCCTCTTATTAAGATTATTACCTTATAATAGTAACAGGTTTAGATAAAAAAGTCAACAAAAAAGGCTACCTAAATAGCCTTTTTTTGGTAGTTATGCTATTAAAACTTGAACATGTAACCTGCATTGTACCCAATGAAGTCACTGGCACCATAGCTACGATCAATGCCTAATGTTAGTGCTTGATCTTTAGCGACAGCGTATTCAGCACCAAATCGCACTGTGTTGGTTTTTTCATTGTATGAGTCACTGAACGCATCACGGAAACGGTATCCTGCTTTAACTGACACTGCATCTGTTAAAGCGTATTTGATACCTGGTTCAACTGAATAGTATGTATAGTCTTGATTTGAAGTAAACTTCTGACCTAGACCGCCACGTGTGTATAATGACACAGCTGAAAGTAGATTGTATGAGTATGTAGCACCTGCTTCTAAACGTGTTGTGTCTACACCAGTATCATTGTTTAGACGTTCAGTACGGAACTGTTGACCTAGGTCGACTGTTAGGTTATCTAACACTTTGCGGCCAATCGTAAAGTTAACACCTTGACGATTAGTGTCAGCTTTGTTGTCAGCGATCGTGTCACGGAATGTGTATTGGATGTGAGCAAAGTTTTTGCCATCTTCAGCCAAGGCTACTGTGCCAAATGATAGACCAGCGATAAGTGTTGCGATTAAAGTTTTTTTCATTGTGTTTCCTCTGTTTTAAATTGTTGCAAAAATGCCACAGAATTAAATTCAAATGCATAAATGCCACGTTTTTATTTATATACAGAATCCGTGGGTTAAAACTTTACTTAATGATAGATTAATAACGATAACTATCGGGTTTGTATGGGCCATCGACAGCAACGTTAATATACTCTGCTTGTCTGGTAGTCAACGCTGTTAATTCTGCACCGATCTTAGCCAAATGTAATTGAGCAACCTTCTCATCCAAATGTTTTGGCAATAGATATAGGTAACCAATTTGATAATCATCAAAGTTATTGAACATTTCGATCTGTGCTAGAACTTGGTTAGTGAATGAATTACTCATTACATAGCTAGGATGTCCTGTAGCACAACCTAGGTTTACTAATCTACCCTTGGCCAAAAGAATAATACGTTTATTATCTGGAAATATAATGTGATCAACTTGTGGTTTAATTTCTTCCCATTGGCAATAATCTTGTAAACTTGCAACATCAATTTCACTATCAAAATGGCCAATATTACATACTATAGAATTATTTTTCATTTTTAACATATCGCCATACGTAATAACATCAATATTACCCGTAGCTGTGACAAAGATGTCGGCCTTGTCTGCGGCATAATCCATGGTAACCACACGGTAGCCTTCCATGGCTGCCTGTAGTGCGCAAATTGGATCAATCTCAGTTACCCAAACTTGTGCTGATAATGCACGAAGTGCGGCTGCTGATCCTTTACCCACATCACCAAATCCTGCTACTACGGCTACTTTACCTGCGATCATCACGTCAGTGGCACGTTTAATACCATCAACCAATGATTCACGGCAACCATATAAGTTGTCAAACTTAGCTTTGGTTACTGAATCGTTAACGTTGATAGCACGTAACTTAAATTCACCCTTGGCCATTGCTTCATTGATTTTATGGATACCAGTTGTGGTTTCTTCTGTAACACCACGGATGCCTTCTAATAGATGCGGATGTTTTTCATGAATATACCATGTAAGGTCATGACCATCATCAAGCAACATATTTGGCTGCCAATCGTTTGGACCACTAACTGTCTGTTCAATACACCACCAGTATTCTTCTTCTGTTTCGCCTTTCCAAGCAAATACAGGGATTCCTTGATCAGCAAGTGCGGCGGCGGCGTGATCCTGTGTTGAAAATATGTTGCAACTTGACCAACGCACTTCAGCACCTAAAGCTATTAATGTTTCGACTAATACTGCTGTTTGGATGGTCATATGCAATGACCCAGCAATACGTGCACCTTTAAGTGGTTGGGCTTCTAAATATTCTGCTTTGACTGCCATTAATCCTGGCATCTCTGTTTCAGCGATAGCGATTTCTTTATGCCCCCATGCAGAAAGGCTAATATCTTTTACTTTGTAATCCATGTTACTCCTTTTTTAAATCAAGTCTTCGTAATATTTTACCAGTATTTGTAATAAATTTACCATCTGGTACATCTTTAAATATAGTACTGCCTGCCATAATCTTTGCATCATTGCCAACTGTTAATATTTTATCAGCATACCCATTAACAATCTTTGACCCTGCACCAATCATAACATTATCACCAATATTAATAAATCCCGCAATAAAACTATACGGGGTCATAATTACATTTTCTCCTAATCGCACATCATGGGCAATAGCAGCACCGCTATCAAGGAAGCAAAAATCACCTATGTGAGATTTAGCTCTCACATAACAGTCTCGAGCAATAATCACACTAGATCCGATATAGGTTTTGGGACTCACATACGAGGATGGGTGTATGAGATTAGCCATCGGTAAATTATGTTCTTTAAATATTTTAATTCGACGTTTTCTCAGATTATCCCCGTTGTGCTCAAAATTCTTTATATTAATATGACCAGCATAATTAGAACTTAGAACAAAATCATATTTTTTAATATCGTCAGCAGTAATTTTTTCTTCGTCACCAATGAATGGAATATCATCGACACTTTCTGTATTACCATAAAAATATTTGTCAAATATCCCAGCAATTTCTATACCCAATTCATTGGCTATATCCACCAATGAATCAAGCCCGGCTCGATAACCAACTAGTGCTATAGGCTTACTCATGTTGGATTTGGCACAGCTAGGCTGTCATCTTGTTTATTTTTAGTTACTACTGCCTGAATTTCATCAAACATGGCTTGCCCTCTACGTACACTATCATAAGGTAAAGGTGGGCGATCATTTACCTCACCTATGTGTTTAATAATTTTTCCGGATATATCAAATTCTCCAGGTAATATAGCATTGTTCCACAACCATGGACAGGTATGATGTGTATTATGATATCCTTCGCCCATTAGTAAAAATTGCCATACATGTGAATTGTATGTATAATCATCACTCTTATAAATGCGCCAAGTATCAGTACGATATCCAAAACGTCCATTGGTTGGTATATGTGCTATAACGGTAACCCAACTAATGCCAGTGAATACATATAATACAGGCAAGCAATAAAAATATCCTGCATATATAGGATCGATTAAAAATAACCCCAATGCATAAGCATAGATAACTTTATAATAATTTTTATGAAACCATTTATGGCCAGGGTCAACCGTAAGGTCTTTGATCAACATAGGACTAATGGGATATGTTGGAAAATAATAAAAATAAACTTTAATCTTATGCCACAAACTGCCGGCAGGTCTGTGCGGATCGCCAGTTTTATCAGTGAATCTATGATGTTCACGGTGTCCTGCAGCCCAACTGATAGTACTACCTAAGGTACATAACGATCCGAAAAATAATATAATTGTTTTCCAGAATGTATTCTTAGGTGCAAATGTTCGATGTGAAGCCCACTTGTGTAAGCAAATACTAACGCCAATTCCAAATAATATCCAGCCACATAATAAAGCTATTAAAAACAATTTCCAATTAAAGAAAAATAATAAAGTAATCGCACTACCAATATAGGCAATAGCCTGCGCTATTTTTACTTTACTGTCATTTGTAAAAAATTTTGTTTCAAAAAGTAGATATAATATCGGTATGGCAGTTAATACCACCAGCATATTCCAAGCAGGTGAGGTAAATGCCAACAGACCCGCCGCCATTAATGCGTATAATCCCAAGAATCTTAGATGTTTAGATGTTTTAACCATTGGTTTTGATACCTTTTAAAAAATTAATAAGCGAGCTAGTAGAAGGCCTACATACGGACGGCGTTATAATGTTTTACATTAGTAAAAGGGTACACACCCTAAGCGTCTAAGATACCGGCGTCAACGATCCGTTGGCGCTGCAAATATATTTATACCTAAGACGGAATAGTACCGCTATTATTCCTATTTCCACCTTTGGCTGCTACCGATGGGTCACTAAACTTGCGATTTTTAGCAGAGGCCAATGCAGCTTCAGCGTCGATCATCGCTTTTTTATAGAGGTTACGTGCTATCGGGTCAGTATAACTAGCTAGTTTATATTTTGTTACTCTTGACATATTAAAATTTGCATTAGTTTTTGCCATGTGTGTTATTCCTTAATAAGGTAAAATTATATTATAGCTGGTTATCTATCTTAATGTCAACTGTTTATTGACATGTTCTAATACTGCTTTTGCACTATCGATATTCATATATTTTAAAGGTTGGGTGAGAAATTTAATAGTATCTTGCTTAGACCAGTCGTGTTGGAAAAAATCCTGCCAGGTATTAATAGCAGGTTGGGGGATAGCATTATAACTAGTCCACCCACTCTGATTAGTCTTATATATGCCCAATAATTCAAACTCACTAAACCATTTAATTTCTTCAAAAGATCTAGCATTTGGCACAGCGTCCAACCACTCACATCCGTTATATTCTTTAATTAATTGTTTAAGAGATAGCCAATCTTGTTTACTATATGGCATAAGTTCATTTACTAAACTATAATTAAGTGTACGTTTAAGGCCCGTAAGTTTTTCTACCATTTCAGCATACAATTCTTGATATGGATTCCAAAGATTTTCAACTTTAAAATTAAGTTTGCTTTCTACAAAGAAATCAAATTGTTTAAGAGGAACCTGATCACAATCTTGGATTAAAAAATATTCGCTGTTAAAATGGTCTAAACTACACAGCTTTAGTGCCTGTTGATAATACCAATGGTCTTTTTTCCAACGTGTAAGATCATAGTAATCTTCAAAATATAAATCGTCTAATAGTGTATATTTAGAGCTATCTAAATTAAATTCTGCAAACGTTTTATCAATTACATGCTGGGGATATGGGCTAACAATATATGTTATATCAGGGAGAGGATTTAAATTATAATCAAACGATAAAGTAACCGCGGCTTCGTTAATTCTACCAGGGCCAATGAAAATTATTCTGGTAATCATTTTTGTAAATGTTTTGTAAACCACTCTTTAGGATGGCATTCATAATTAAACACGTGCCCGTGTGCTTTCATCGGTATACGAGCCATAGATAAAAATGCGGCATTACGTGCTTGACGTAATAGATCAACGTCTTGATCAGGATTAATATCTAATTCTGATATATGAGATTTCCAAAATAGAGGAATATCTTCTTTGGTCCAACGTGCTTCTGCACCATTTGGGTCTATACTGTACAATCTTTCTGCCGCTGAATATAGATTTGTCCATCCTTCTTTACGTTCTGCATATCCAACTCGTACTTTCATATTATGGTCTAAAAATCCTGGTGGTACAAATAATGGAGGTGCTATAGTGCCTAATAGGTTACCTACATGACTATAACCATCATAGTGTCGTATTAACTCTTTTGTGGGAGAATATACTGTGCCGGGTATTTTTAGTCCGTATTGCCAACCAAGCGAGTCTGATCGATACATATTATCTTCACCACAATCTGTATCGAACCAATACTTTTTAAATCTACCTGCTTTCATCATCAGTAGACTATCAACAGTATCCCAATGAAACTTAATAAAATTACCATCTGGTGTTAATTCACCGTTATGTAACAAGCTCATTCGCATCTGTTCAGGCCAATGACTATAATACATCACTGCTAAGGGATCAGTATCGGCATTTAATGTGTCAATACTTGCACGAATCATATCCAAGTTACTGTCTATAAAGATATGGTCATCATTGCCTTCGTACCAAACTAGGGTATTGTCATCAGTGAAACGTTCAGTACACATATCACGCCAGGTCTGTGTGCGGTCAATCCTATACCAATTGATTTCTAATTTGTCTGCGGGGAATATACTCAACATATATTCATGCAATTCTTCCTGACGTGGAGTAAACTCAGCTAGGTCTATGTAGAATACGAAATTGTCTACTACAGGGGCCATTACTGCACGACTAGCAAGACAGTATTTAAATATGTCAAATCTATTACTTACAGGAAACCAAGCAGCACGATCGTATACTGTGCCAGCATATGGATGGGTCATCTTAACATCAGTGATCTTTACATTGAATAAAACGATCATTTCAGATTATTTGTGTATAGATCTAAAACATATTCAATTTCGCTAGTGATCGCAGCTTTCCAATCTGTTCTTTGGTTGATTACATTTACCAAGGCTTGATATTTGCTTGATGAAAAACAATAGTGTCCGGCAACATTAATTTGATGTTCACGATCGTTGCTCTCAGTCCATTTACGCCAACGCCCACTGTCAACTACTTCGGTAGCAAAGTCTGTCCATTGACCTTGCGCATCTGGATGAGCTTCAACTAGTCTACGTAATAGTTTGGTTTGTACTACACCTAGTTGTGGAGCGATATTAAGGGCGTGGACTCCTACAGCACTGCGTAGACGAATTTCTTCAGCTGACAAATAATCAGCATTATGTTCCTTCATCTTGACCCCGTTAGCGTTTGCCACTTCAACTAGTTCTTTAACGGTAGCTGTTTCAAATCCGCCCGCCTGATGATCTTCGTGACATAGGCTGCCTGTTTGTGCTACAACAAATTGGATGTTAGGAATATTTTTAGCAAACGCTACATCATTCTTATACTTGATAGCACCTGCGGCTACACCTACATTTTCTTCTGTCCCAAATTCAAATTGTATATTAGGATTAAGATCTAAACAAAATTTAAAAAGTTCTTCGGCGATGCCATAGGTATCTTCAACACGGCTAGTGTCAATATGTATTAGATTAAATCCTTGTTCAATATCGTAGGCAATGGTTTTCTTCGTTGCCTCAACAGCATCACGTAATGATAAATTCTTTTCTGCATCTAAGAAGTATGGGCCACAATGGTCACGGCACATCCAGATATAATCTGTAGGTAATGTGGATAACTGTTCACGTATCTGTGGGGTTGTCATCACATAACCCGTTTCAGCATCGACTTGATTACGGCTAGCAATAATCATCAATGGTTTTTTATTATTGTGACTGTAATTACACAATATCTCAATAACTTCGCGGCTCATTGGCCCAAAACCTAATCTAAAATTCATTTTCAATGTCCATTAAATACATAATATGCACGCAGGCTTCCATGACTGCTCCTTTACCGCCTTCACGGTCTGTGACATAGTCTGCGTTTTCGATCGCTGTTTTCCAAGCCTGAGCCGGAGCAATACTTAATCCTACATGCGGGAATATCTTTGCATCGTAAGGTCCGTCACCCATAAAGATAGTTTCCTTTGGATCTCCCTTGCTCAAGACCCATTTAAGTCTATCTTTTTCTTTAACCATAGTACAAGGAAATTTCATATGATCAACGATACGACTTTCTGTAATAGGCCAACCTACTTCGTCGGCTGATACAAATTCTATTTCTAGATGTTTACGTAAGATTTTAAGTCCATCATGGTCATAGTTACCAAAGGCTTTAAATGGTTTTCCGCCAGCGTACCAATAGAGCATACCATCGTTTAATACACCATCTACATCCATGATAAAACGTTTATACATTATCCAAGCACCTTGCTAAAGTGTAATTGTGCTAATGCTATCAAGAACTTGTCAAAAGGTGCTTCATGTAAGGGACTCATGTTCAAATAGATGATTGGCACCAATGTCTTAACCTTCTTCCAATCTAATCCTTGTTTAACTACCCAACGTTGTAAGATATCTTCATATACCTGAACATCTTTTACGCTGGGAACTTCTATTGTAGCATAGTCATTGCGTTCTGTATAGCTATAACGTTCGTGTTTGATGTCTTTATAATTCAGATGTAACCCACCTAGCATCTTAGCTAGATCATAATACTGATCACCGTATAGTGCACCACCAAAGTCAGTGCGCCAATCGATAGCAGTAAACTTGTCTTTATATGTTTCTTTGTCTTGTTTGTATAGGTCCAACGAACCTAGGTATTGTCCATGTTGATAAATGGTATTATCAAAGTGTAGGTCACCGTGGATAAACTTCCATGACGTTTCTGTAGTTAACCAAGTAAAGTCAATTTTACTTAGGTATGTGTCGATAGTATCTACTTCGATGCCGTTGACCACACATGGTTCACTCCAGTTAGCATATTTGGCACGGAACATTTCTACACGTTCTATAGTTTTATCATGATAAAATTTATTACAGATAGTTAGATGATCAATATCGGCATGGTTCTCAGCTGGAGCAGGTTTCCATAGTGTTGATTCGCACCACGCAAGCATTTTTTCAAACACTTCTGGTGAGTATTGATTATATACAATATCACCTTTGGCAAAGTCATGAATTAGGAAATTACCTGATTGTTCTACATTGCTAGGCATTGCCTCTGGATTACAATTAGCACGCTTGACACGCATTTCTGCCTGCTTAGGATTAGTCCAGAACTTGACGATCTTTTTATTATCATTATAGAATAGTTCATCTGGTTTAGGAAAACTTACATCTGTAAATTCACTGCTTAGTTCTTCCCACTTTTCATATGTACCAAAGTCTTTCCATCCACGCACTGTGTGTGCTTTTAATTTAAGTCCATCGAATCCTTCAGGAGTTTCTTTGGCTTTACGATGGATCAAGTTGTTTAGGTATTGATCATCTTTGGCATACATCAAACCAATGAAGGCATCAACTGCGGTCTTGCTAGGTATTTTATTCTTTACACTGATGATCTTATCAGCTTCACGTTCAATCCAACAGTAGTCCTGTGCGATAGCACTGTCTACCGGATGGACCCCGACCCAATCATGATCTAGTTTGTCTCGATATTCAAAGTCAAACAGTGTATCGCAGGCCAACCACATGAATCCACCGTGTAGATATTTGGCACAGGCCTGTATGCTGGTCGCTGGTCCAGTATCACCTTCTGCATAGTTAGGAATGTCTACAAATACTACATCTTTGTCAGCATGTACAACCCCAACATAATCTTTAATATATTGTCCCATATGACCACAGGCAACAACAAACCGTGTGCCTTGATCAAACTTAGCCATGATATGACTGATCAAAGGTTTGTTATCATATGGTATAAGTGCTTTAGGAACCATACGACTGAACGGACCCATCCTGCGTCCATAGCCAGCGGCTAGGATTAATACTGTTAATTTATTGTTGATGTTCGGCATCGATTCTTCCATGTCCTCTGTTCGCAGAGTCTTCAAGACGTATAACGTCATCTAATTGAGTAGTGCTGGCTTCTGTGTAATGTAGATCATCATGTGCAATCATGCGATGGATAGTATGGGGTGGGGTATGGAACACTGCACCTGGTGCTAGTTCTTCTACGATTAGTTCACTCTTGATTTGTGCTATTTCTTCTGCTGTGTACCCACCTGCTAAGAAACGCTCACAGTCAAACGGTTTTGGATGGTATGCTAGTGCACCATGCCCAATGTGTAAATGGATACTTTCTGATTTAAATTGGTGTACTTGTAAGCTGGTTACAAACCCTGCTTTTAAGATCAATTCTTTGAGTGCAAATGGATAAACATCATTTCCTGGCATTAACCAAGTTTCTGTACCCCATGGTTTATGTACCACGTGGCAATCTTCAATTCTCAGGAATTCTACAGTCATAGCGGCCTCTTATGTAGATAATTATATACTACTATTTAACTTTTTGCAAGGCCAAGCTAAAATAAATTTGGTACTCCCAACGAGATTCGAACTCGTGTTACCTGCGTGAAAGGCGGGTGTCCTAGGCCTCTAGACGATGGGAGCATTGGTATATTATTTTTCTTTTTTCTTAGGTCTTCCCCAGGCTGCTTGAGGAGTCCCTTCTTCTACACCACTAATTCCTCTGGCAATTTGTTGAATGACTCCGCCATCTGCTAAAAACTTTTTCATAGCGGCATCTATCGCCTGTGATTCTTCTAATTCTTGTTGCTTGGTGTCTTTTGACATGTATTGTTCCTATTATATTATATTATTCTTTGGTGGGCCTACTTGGACTTGAACCAAGAACTTACGGATTATGAGTCCGGCACTCTAACCAATTGAGTTATAGGCCCTACTTAAAAATGGCGGAAACGGAGAGATTCGAACTCTCGAAACCTTTCGGTTTGCTTCGTTAGCAGTGAAGTGCCTTCGACCACTCGGCCACGTTTCCGTTTATTAGTATAGGGTTCTCGCGCTACGGTTGCAACCGTAACATATGACCCGTCGGAAGCTAGCTATCTAGAATTAGTCCGCATATATCATAAATTGGTTGGTTGAGAACCCTATACTAATAATTTGGTGCCCCAGGAGAGACTCGAACTCTCATGTCTTTCAACGCTGGCTTCTAAGACCAGTGTGTCTACCAATTCCACCACCAGGGCGTTAAACACGTGTCGGGGAGCCCATGGGGTAGGACACGTTTACTGCTCTGCTAATGAGTATTGTACCGCAGTTGCCTGCCTCCATCAAGTTCTCATTATCTGGTGCCGGCTGAGTGAATCGAACACTCTCTATCTTACGAAGCCTGATTACAAGTCAGGTGCAATCCCACTCTGCACAAGCCGGCATTTCTTACTCATGATTAAGTATAACAGAATTTTTTTTAGATGTCAATTGTCGCTTGGTAATTTATTTTTAAGTTTCAAACCAATTTTTACTGAGTTTATTTTTAATATACTGTGTTTTATATTTGTGTGCTCCAGTCAAAAATAAATTTTTTAGTAGAATGTTTGGTTTTTTTGCTAATCTTATTATATCTTCCTTGGGTATTCCAACACTTAAAGCTCTTGCTCTAGTCCAAACGCTACAATTAGTGTTCCATTCTACTGTATATCCAATTGATTTAGCGAATCTTTCAGCAGTGAATGTGTTCCAATGTTGATTCTTCCATAAAATATTATATTTAGATGTAGCATGAACTTTTTCAATTGTTAATTGTGGATTTAATGATAATTCAATTTCGATATCCTTCTCAGACATCTCTTCATATCCATATTGCATGTAATTTCTCGAAAATTCACTTCCTACTGCAAATGGATTTTCTCTATGAATATCTAATGGATAAATTATTCTACCATTGATTACATCTTTGCCTTTTGTATTAATCCAATCTAGTGTTAAGTCATTGAATGATTCAAGAGTTTCATTAGGTAACCCCACGATTAATGATAAGTAAATAAATACATCATCTTTAAAATAATCTCTTAATTCAATTAACGTGTTTTGTAACTTTTCCGGGGGATATCCTTTACCCACTGTTTTCAATGCTGCTGGATTAAATGTTTCTACTCCAAAATGAAAGTTAGTGAACCCAATATCTTTATATAATTGCCATCTGTCGCGATGCGATGCTAGTAATTCCAATCGTGCAAAACCTGTAAGATCAATTTTAAATGGCAATTTTTGTAATGCGTCTCTCAAATCTAAAAATTTATCTATGTCGTCGTTGGCTGTTTCATCTGAAAAATAGTAGTTGGTTATACCCCATTTTTCATAATTGTTAAGTAATTCATCATAATATGTTTGTGCTCCTTCACGTTGTAACTCATGTTTCTTTTTACCAATATGCGGATATGTACAAAAAAGGCATTTAAATATGCAGCCTCTTGATGTTCCAAGTGTTAAAGTTTCATGTTGAGTTAAATAATCGCTCGGGTGATAATCTATAACCATATTTGGTAATTTGTCAGATTTATACTGAACAGCGCAATCAACATAATATGCACCATTGACTAGCGTAAATTTTAGATTATTTGATTTTTTTTCTACATGATCGAGAATATCTTGTATTGCATTTTCAGCATATCCGGCAATTAAGTATTTGCTTTCAGTAAAATTCAGTAAATTTGTAACTTTAGGTCCGCCTGCAATAAAAACTATGTTGGATTTTATTTGTTTAATGTATTCGCACCATTTTTTATAAAAATTAAAATCAAAGAAAAATTGTGCTGACCACCCCACTACGTCAACATAAGGTATCCGATCATTTAATAAATTTTTAATATCAGCGTCAGGCCAATAAACCAAAAAATCTATTACTTCAACAGTATGTCCTAAATTGCGCATTTCGGTAGCAATTTTATAAACTCCAGCATTTCTTGAATAAGAAAAACTTTCTTCAAGCGGTTGCATAGTAGCTATTTGTGCAGATGGAACACTTTCTTCTGCTTGTGACGAAAATAAAATTATATTCATGGCAAATTTAGTTTAACAGATTATTTAACTAAAATCAATGATTATTTGAAACCAAAAGCAAATTTGCTAGGTTTCATTGTTGCATAATAACTCTTACCAGCATCAATTAACATTGTGCCTTCAAAGTTTGGTGGATAGACTGAACGGAATCCTGTGACTACTGCATCTTGACCTTTGACTTTCATATCAAGATAAATTTGGACGATACTAGATTGATTCATGAACGCTTTTATTCCTTCGCTCATATTTGGTATAGCATTTAATCTATTAGCCACATGTTTAGCAATACTGCTTAATAGATGTAAACCAGCGTTATAATTTTTATTAGTCAATTCTGGAGAAAAATTACTACATAATTTAGCATACTTGGCAGGTAGTCGATTAACTCCAGTGTTAATCATATTGCGGCAATCTACACTAGTTCGTGCATCAATAATACCAAATGCTACCCCTAATTCAAGTGGCGCATCTAAAGCTGTTAAAGTGTTAATGATATTGATAGCGTTGACTACTTTCTTGTAGGTTTTAATTAACTGTGGATTAGTAGTCCTTGCTTTTTCAATAGCATCATAGATATTTTTAGCACTGGCTTTAGCACCTGCACCGCCTTTACTGCTGATACCAAGATCCACGCCTTTGGATGATTGGAACACGCTGTCGACTAAGTTGTGTGTCTTGCTCATTGGCCAGCGCACTTTACATTTTGCGTATGGCGAACCTAAAACATCTTTACGTGCTAGATCAGCATCACCACCAATGACGCCACTGGCCAGGGCCACGGGAGTTAATATCTCACCAAAGTAATCACGCAGTGCTGGCATCTGACTGGCCATACCTTTAAATATCGGTAGTTGCCCTTGACGGACTCCGGCTAATGCTTCTGATAGTTGTTTTTCGTGCTCAACGTTTGCTAATTTAGTTGTAATAGTAAGTAGGGCTTGATCAATATTAGAAAAGCTAGTACCTACACCAACTAAGGTTTGTGGATCATATCCTGTGGCTAGTTTTTGTGATGTTGCTGTGTTTAGTTTCCAACCTGCGGGTATTTCTTTATTTGACCATTTACCTGTAAGCACACCTTGTGTAGTATTGATATAGCGACCCCAATATACAGCGTCACCGTCACTGGTCTGTAGTTGTGCTACTGCAAATGCTTTGTTATTCCCAGGGTTGTTTACCCATAGAATTTTATCACGTAGTACTTTCTTTTCTAGATTGGCGATATTCTGATCACGCTCTTCTGCACTAGCGTATGCACCTTGCTTGGGTATTGGGAAAGGGGTAACTTGCTTGAATTCAGCGGTAATACCATCAGTGTGAACGTATGGGTCTCCTGGTCTACGACCAAAAAATCCCTTAGCTTCTATTAAATTAAATTCAGATATTTTCATTATCTAGTATTTATTCTCAATGATCAAGGTACAAGGGTTCTAAAAACCCTTGTAAATTACATCGTACTTGTGAATTGTTACTAGCGTACTGCTACTAAATCTGCTAAACCCCAGGTAATACTCATACCAGGACTAACATCAGTCACTGATGTCCATCCATTAAATTCTGGATCTCCCACATGCGGGTTAGTAATAATCACGCTAGGTTGTCCACCAAATCTCATTGGTTTTTCTTTAGTTGCTGTTTGCCAATTAATTTCTGCATTTTCACCATCTAGACAAAATTCTACACCATAAATTTGTATAGGGCCAATAGTTTCTGGACTATTAATTATAGTCAACGTATTTTGAAAGGAATCATCAAATTGTTCTATAGTAAATTCTATTGTATTTGTTTTTACCTCGTCAATTGGTTTAAATAACGCAGTTACTTCTGCATGTTCAACTACTTTTTCACCACCAAACAACACATCAACCCAGGCATTTCCGGTTAATACAGACCCTTTACTGACATTTACTTTAACTTTTAATTCTTTTAACATAATTGAAATCCTTTAATTATTAATACTATTTATTGTTTGCGCTCAATGTCATCTTCATCACAGGCTATTCCGTATTGTATTTCTACTATTTTACAGGGTGTATCGTAGGGATTACTTAGTTTATGCCAGTGTTCTACCGGAATAATACACCCATCATGCGTTGATAATTCCTGGAATCCTTTGTTATTATCTGTTTCAGTTGCTACAACACAGCGGCCTTCTGTTACATGCCAATGTTCTGCACGATCAAAGTGTCGTTGCATGCTTAGGCTTTTACCTGATTCTATAGTAAGTTCTTTGACTTTAGTGCCAGATACTTCATGTAGGACACGATAATATCCCCAAGGACGAATAGTTTTAGGAGCTTTCCATTCTTCTAAGATCCAACTGCTTGAATTCTTTTTATTCTCTCCACCTACTCCAAACGCAAACTCTACATCTTTAACCTCCATCTCTGGAATGTTATTTTCTGTGCGATCTCCACCATTGGCGAATATGATCTGGCTGTTGGGATATAGATCTTTGACATTGTGTATGGCTTCTAATGCTGTATCATCATCATCGTTAAACAAGATGACTCCGTCGACAAACTTAAGATTTTCAATGATAGCCACACGTTCTGTACCAGGCATAAAAGCACGACCTTTTTTGCGGGCAAGCCAGGCATCGCTGTTGACTCCCACTATTAGAACATTACCAAGTTGGCGGGCAGCAGTGAGGTATGCTATGTGTCCAGAGTGCGGTGGATCAAATCCCCCTGTACATAATACGACTCTATTGATCACTTTACGAATCTTTCCTTAGGAGGTCGCGTTATACCAACAGGTTTAAGAAGTTGGGTCTCTCTAGACACTGCTCCTGCTTGTTTAAGTTTAGATTCTTTAGCATCGACATTTTTATTAAAAATACCATTAACCACTGGCTCACCGGCTTCTTCTGGGATCACTGTTTTCTGTGGGATCCAATCAATATAATAGTTTTCTTTATCCAACCAGGGCATAATAACTTCTTCTTGCTTTAAGAAACCATTTTTAGTAATACTTTGTACTACACTAGGGTGTAATAAATTTTTATCCGCAAGGTCAAACCAGGAGGTAGTTTTAGGATCCATTGGCTCAACATTACTCTTATATACTGCTATCTGTATCCATGGATCATTAAACTGTTTTAATAGATACGCATCTCGGCAATCGAACCCATTAACAGCTAGCATGTACATTAAACTAGTAGGAGTATAATTATAATAACAATTATTGTAGGTTCTGCTGTAATATCTATTATTTTCTACTCCGTTATTTTGTGGAACATGCAATACCAACATACCGTTGACTGTCATCTGCTCATTCCAAAAACGTAAAGTTTCTAATGGATTATGACTATATTGTAAACTATCGTGGCTCCACATGAGATCAATACTAACTGGTAATATTTGTTTTTCAGTAAAATCTCTATTAATCTTATTAATATTTTCAAGATCCGGTACTTGACTTAATTTATTTGCATCTCGATCAACAGCGAAACAATTATAATTATACGGCTCTGGAATATCATCTTTACTTTCTAACATTGCCCACCATGTGATATCACCACCAGAACCACAGCCCATATCGCAGATAGTACGCAGACTTTCTAGGAAAGTATCGTACCCATTGATAAGATTTAATGTTTTTTGATTGTGGTTAGCCAATTGATGCATCCTCCATGCCTGCTGTTCTTAAACGTGTAACGTGCCCTAACATGAAATTCTTGCTTTCAAGTCCTTTCATGATACCTAACCATTTGTTGCGTAGCAGTGCTACTTCATTGATGATGGTTTCAAAGTCGATGACTTCGTCTTCACCATCTACATATTTTTCTACATCACGACTACTAAGTACCCGTTGATAGTTTTCTAGATATTTTTGAAAATGAGTTCTGCGAATCTTACGTAATTTTATATTGAGATAATTCAGCACTGCTTCAATCTCTTGTAGTTGATTAAAGCGTCGTTCTGTAATACCGGGCAGGCCAGCAAGATTCTTTTCTATGTTACCATAAACTCCAACTTCCTTTCGTGCGTCTTCTAATTCTACTTCATAATGTTGTATGAAGTCAGGAATTGAATTAAGACTAGCTACTACTCTTGAATACCACATAAGTCCTCGTATTTAATTAACCAGGGAAATAGTTCTCGCCAATTGGTTTTTCTTCTTTTATCTAATTCATTTAGATATGTTAACAATTTTAATACTTCTTTTGAATTAAATCTACCAGCATTAACATTGTTTACTAATGCTTCAAAATGTTCTTTCACTTGTGCACCTCTCCAACTTTGTGTCTCCATTAATGATAGTATACATTTAAACTCTTCTTGAAATTCTTTGGGGCCTAATATATCAGGTGCCATATAGCTAGGATAAAAAAGTTGAGCAAAATAGTGTTCTATCTTTCTATCTTTAGTCCATTCCTCTAATTTACATAATAATTCTGGTAATGTTTTAATAGTTAGCACTGACGTAGTATTATTAATGTTTAATTTAATCCATTTCTCACTAATTAAATATTTGAAATTTTCTTCCCATTTTGTTAATTCAATACCATATCTAACAAATTCTTGTTGGGGTCCCCAACAATCAATACTAGCAGTTATATCAAGACGTCCAAGTTTTTTGTTCATTATTAATTTTTTTATAATGTCAATGTAGTTTTTTAATTTAGATTTTGATATCATTAAATTGGTTACTATGTTAAGTTCTAAATTAGGACAAGGGTAAGATTCAAATAATTCTAAAAATTTGTCAAATTGAGTTTGATAAAAAGGTTCGCCACCTAGTAGTTGTAGTCTTTTTAATTTATAAGCGTTATTTTCCATCCACTGCCAAAATTTCTCTTGTATTTTATCAAAATTTTCTGGGTGTTTATATTTTGTTTCTAAAATTAATCCATGTTTTTCAAATCTACCAAATTTTTTCATTTCAGCGTGTATCCCTGAACTTAATTCTGGTATACAATATATACATTTCAAATTGCAGGTATTGTCTATATAAACTTCTAGTATCGTTGGATCAATTTCTGTTAGTGTAGGATCATTATCAAGTTCTTCTGGATACAAATTAGGTATTGAATTATAAAAGTGCCTATCACTTTTGCCATTATTTTGTTCAAATTTTCCACAGTACTGTTTACAGGTAGTTTCTATTCGATGGTCTGGATCTCCATCTGGCCATTGACCGTCTAACATTATTTCTCTTTGTTGTATTTTTTCCGGGGTGTTATGGAAGTTGAAAGTTTCTATGTCAAATGTATGATTGACAACTCTATGACAACTTGATGTTAATCCTTGATGCAATACTATTTTACTAAATGACCATTTTGCTAGGCAACTAGTATCTGTTTTTATTGGAAAATATTTTTTCTCAGTCTGAAACATTAATAATCATCACCGTCATCTTCTTCATCGGCGATCGCCTGATCTTCTTCATCACCGAGATACTCTTTAACAGCACGACCTAGATAAGCATCAGTGCCGCCAAAGGTTTTAAGTTCACTTTCAGTGATATTATGATCAGCTGCAACACTGACAACATGATCAGCGGCAGCCTGTCGATCTTTAGGATTGATATACTCTTTACAAGTAAGCCAAACTTCACTAGCAATATCTAATTCAACGCTCATTCTGCTATCTCCTCTTCTGTTTCTTCAACTACTTTCGATTCAGTACTTAGCAAGTTAACATTAGATGATAATTCTTTCATTACTTTATCTAAGCAACCATCTTCATTGCGTTCCCACGCCTTGCGGAATTGTTTAATAGTTGTTTTATCAACAAAGGTATAAACCAAACTGTTGCCTTCTTTCTTAAGCAAGTTCTTAGCTTCTAACATGTCTGTTAAACCGCTGTATGGACTCATACCAGTTTCATATGGAATCTCTACTTGCACTGACTCAAACGGTTTAGCATAACGTGTTTTCATAATCTTACAAGCAGCACGGATACCGTTAACAGTTGTAGTCTTATTACCATCTGCGTCTGTTTTAAGTTTAAGTTTACGCATAGCTACAACAATCGAACTTGCGTAGATAAAGCCCTGACCACCTGAAATCTTGTCATCTGGGTCAAACATGTCTTGACTTGCGTATGTATGATTTGTACAAACTAATCCAAGATTTAATGTACCAAACATGTTCACGCAGTTACGAACAAGTGCTGTTAGTGCCTTAGGTTTACGACCCATGTCACCTTTCATTTCACCTGCTTCAAACTGGTTAACGTCCGTTGGAGTTAACATCATACCCAATGAATCTAATACGAATAATACCTTTGGACGATCTTCTTCTGGAAGTGTGCGATATTCTTTAACAAAGTCACTGATAACCTTAGCCACATCATCGATCATAGCCATGTTAAGTTTTAGTAGTTTGTCTTCTGTAGTATCTACACCAAGTGCGTGTAACCATGCTTCATCAAGTGCGTTTTCTGTGTCAATCAAGATAACATAAATGCCCTGTTCTTGTGCATGTCGGACAATATTACCACTACAGATAAAACTTTTACCTGCACCCGACTCACCAGCAAATACTGTAACTTTACCCATTGGAATTCCTCTTTCAAAATTTCCAGATAGTAAGTAGTTTAATGTGTAGTTACCAGTGCTGATCCAATCAGTTGGATCGTTAAAGCCAATACCCAAGCCTTCGATGCTTTTGGTAATTGACTTTCTAAATTTACTAATATCGAATGGTTTTGCCATGACGTTTTTCCTTTAATTTAAAATCCAATCAGACATTTCAGAACTAAAAATGTCTTTAATACTATGCTTGTGTCTTACTGCATATTCTTTATAAAATTGTTTTGCGCTTGTTCTTAATACATCTACATCAACGTTATTATATATTATACAGTCATCATTTAAGATTGTCACTATATTTTTAATTTGTTCGCTCAGACCAGGTGAGAGGTTACTACCTTGAGGATTTGAGCTCACCCAAAGATCTAATATTTGTCCATAATGTTTTTTTAAATTCGATGGTAATACCTGCGGCGCTTGAAAAATAGGATGTCGTAATCTGAACATATTCAATTTTATTCTAGTATCATATGTTTTATACCAATTTAAAAAATCATTTAATCCGTCTAACGCCAGTAATCCCACGGTGCCTAATAATGTTATTTCTACATTAGATTCTAATAATAAGTGTAAATTACTTTCAAATACCTGCCAATTTAGCCCAGTCCTGACAAATTCTGCACGATTTCCGATATTTTCTATACTTACATTAAATTCAATGCTCTTAAATTTTGAGCGATAATTTAATATCTTTTTAATGCGACCAGTGTCGCTTAAATTAGTAACTATAATTAGATTTAATTGAGAACAGTCTTGTTGACATATCGTATCTAAGAATTTCCAAAAATTTTGGCTGAATAACGGTTCACCGCCCAAACATCTAATATATTCAATATCTGACATATTAGTTATTACATAATCTGTGAATTTGGTTGATATAAAATCATATTCTGATTCAGATAATTTATCTTTTTTTCCTAGCCGCTGGTAGGTATTTCTACTGTCTCCTACAATTCCTTTAAAAGGACCATTAATTTTTAAATCAGTTGCCCAACTTGAACTTGATCCTGCATCACAGTATGAACAAGTAAAGTTACATAAACTGTCAAACGCCACGTTGATATTCTTAGGTACTTGGTCGACCGATAGATCCAATGTAGTAAAGTCTCTATCGCCATAATTATCATAACTAGTTACGATACGTTCAGTGATAGCTTCGGCATTTTTTTCTTCAACTTGCCAACAATTAGAACATCCTCCAGGCCTTTTACCTTCGAGCATTTGAGATCTTTGATCTATTTTTTCTTTGGTATTATTGATCGCGTGTATATTAGTCGCAACATTGTTAAGATCAATTTTATGTGGGGGCGGAAGATGACAACTACTGGTTGTTCCAGTTTCTAACCAAAAGTCTGCAGATAACCATTTAGCCGCACAGAACGTGGGACTAATTGGATCTAATCTTTCTATCTTGAATTTTTTATAATCGATCATAAAGACAACTAGGGCAGGATTAGTCCTGCCCTATGTTCTCAACTATTTATTAAGAAGTTTTTTGTCTATTACGAATCATCGCTAGGATGTCCTCAGCTCTGGCTGTACCACCTGCTGGAGGTGTTGCAACCGGTGCTGTAGGAGCCGCTGGTGCAGCCTCTGCGACCACTGGAGCGACCGCAGCTGGGGCTGATTCAAATTCCTCATCTGCTACCGCCGGTGTTGCTGTTTGTGCTACAGGTGTAGCTGATTCAGCTGAGACGATCGTTACGCCTCTTGGTTTGTAATAGTTACCCCAACGTTCTGCGTCATATGCTTGACCATCTACTGAAGCTTCAAACATTTCTTTCATAACTTTAAGTTCAACTTCGCTTGGTTTCTTAGGTAAGAAATCTTTCAAGTTGTATAAGCCATGAGTTTCAATTGCCGCGGCTTCTTCTGCTGTCAGTGCAGATTCTTTACGTGACCATTTACTAGTTGAGTAGTCTGCATAACCACCTTTTGATGTTTTAGTAACAGTAAAGTCTAAGCCACCTTGGTAGTCTGTTGGTAAGTTTTCTAACTCTGGATCAAGTAATGCTGATTTGATCAAGTTAAAAATCTGTGGACTAATGATAAATCTACGAATTGGATTTTCTGGTGTCTTATCGTCTGTGATAGGATTCTCACGCACAAAACCTTGGAACAAGTATGATCTTTTCTTCCAATACTTACGACCCATTTCTTCTAAACTTTGGTCCTTGAACCAAGTACGGACTTCTGCTAAGATTGGACATGCTTCTCCCCACATCTCAACGCATGGTACTTGAACTGTGACTGGTTTACTATCAGCTTGGCCTTTAACGCCAGCAAATGGTAGATTGATCATTGCTCGTTCTGCCCAAAAGAATGTGTTTTTTGTGTCTGCGTCTGGAAGGAATCTAATGCGAGCGTTTGTGCCTTCTTGGATGTTCCAGTGTGCGTAGATAGCGTTGTCGCCACCACCTTGTGAATTACCGCCTGTGCCACGGTTTTCTGATGCTTGTAACTTTGCACGGATTTCTGCTAATGATGTTGCCATGATATTACTCCTTGTGTTTTAAGTTGGTCTTTAATATGCCTAAACGTACTATGCATTTATATATAATACGCTATTATTATTTATTCCGCAACGGTTATTTTCAAATATTTTAACCAAAGCAAAAGGGCCGTTAAGCCCTTTTGATGATTCTCTTATAATGTATTATTTTACGCCTGCTAATTTCTTCATTTGTTCTCTTTCTTGTTCGTAATCTGCCTGTCTTTGATAGGCAGGTTTAGTAGTATCTACTCCAACCCACCCTGGTTTTTTCTTATCATTCATGCCCGGTAATGTTTTATTTGGTTGTCCTGGTACTATGCCTTTACGTTGGAAAGTTGGTTTATCATAGCCACTGTAGTCTGGATTATCCGGCATTTCAATCGCTTCTTTAGCTACCTTTTCTGCGTTTAATTTTTTAATATGGTATTGATCATCTTCTACTTGGATAATATAGTTTTCATCTATGTCACCTACTACTTTGCCTTGGATAGTTGGTTGAGTTTTATCTCTGATCATATCGCCTACGTTAATTGCCGCTTCATTTAATGCTCTTTCAAATGCCTCTTCTAGTGTCTCATCTTTAGCCATCTTTTCTGTTCGTCTGCGTGCAACGTCACTCATGTGATGGATCTTGCCTACAGGATCTTTCTTCTTAGTTTGTTTTTCCCAATCACCTTCGTGTTCCCAGCCTGTTAATTTGCCTGTTTTAGGATCATATTTGATTGTGTCTTTTGCTTCTGTTACTTTATATAAGTCATCAATGTCGCCTAAGTAGCCATCGCAAGCGTGTTCTTCATCGTTTGGACAATCACCTCCGCAATATTTACATTCTTCTTTATCTTCGTTTACTTCTTCTGGATATTCTACGCCTACTTCATTATATACTTCACGGACCATGATACTAACATCACTTGTGCCTATTTCTTCCATTGGTGCGTGGAATGATGCTACATCGTGTGCAGCATTCATGATACCATCTGGGCCTGCTTTTTTAAGTAATTCGCTGTGTTGTTCTAAGTTGTTTAAGATTCTACGTATGATCGCTGATTGAATCGATTCAACATCATCATTTTGCCTTTCGCCTTCGTTTGTTGTTCCCTGTCTGGTTAATTCTTCAAACTCTGCTTGTAGGTCATCTACATAAGGTTCTATTTGTGGTACTTCGCCACCGTCTTGGTCGGAGTACGAATACCAAACAACTTCTGCAGCAGCTTCAGAATTGCCATTCTTTAGATGATTGATAACTTCATTGATGTCTGGATCACCATATGCTCCGATTTCCATAGCGTTTTCTTCAAATCTTTTTAGAAGTGCTGTGACCTTGCCTTCTAACGAATCAGCAGCTTCATCTACTTCTTGTTTACCTGGCTCTGCTGGTGTATCTAGATCACCCATTTCACTTTCGATACGTTGGTAAACCTGTGGCAAGTTATCGTATAACCAACTTGTAACTACATCACGTGCATCTGCTGTAGGATCAATATCTGCTAATTCTTGTAAACGATCAAACAAGTTA